GACCGGCTGCAAGTCGGACTCGTAGGGCAGTCCTACCGTCGCCTTGGTCACGGGGCTGTCTAGGGTGATGCTGCCAGCAACCACGGTCTTGCGGTTCTGCCGCGCGCCGTCGCCTAGGACTTCAACGGTCTTGCCTTCAAGGTGGCCGAGTCCGGTTAGCACCGTAACCGGCGCGCCCGAGTAGGAAAGCGCCGAGTCCATAAAGCACGCGTCCTCGATCAGCGTCAGGTCGTCAAACGCTTCGTCCATGCATTCGACATAGCGGGTGGTCGCGCCGTTGATGGTGCGCCGGACGATGCACCACAGTTGGTCGCCCGTGCCGACGGTGCCGGGGATGCACGCCACGCTCTCGGCGATGCCGGCGCCGCCGATGTCGTGCCGGTGCCAGGCGGTCACGGCTTCGTCGCGTAGGTAGGTGAAGCCCACCAGCGTTCCATCGGTGCGGACGATCCAAATCACGCTCCACGGCTCTTGCTGATAGGCGAACTCCACATAGCCGCCGCGCGACAAGTGCGGCGCGCGCCGCGTCATGTCCGGCGATACATACCCGTCCTTGTTCACGTCGTAGGCCATTTCCCGCAGCTTGCGGCCCTGGCGCTGCAACCACAGCACCGACTCGCCGGCCTCCACGGGCTGCACGCTGGCGACGCCGTAGCTGGTTTGCTTCTTCGCCTGGATGTTGTTGGGGGTAATCGCCGCGTCGTCGCGGTCCGGCCCTATGGCGAACTCCTGCCCGACGGTGCCGACAAGCAAGCGCCGGCTGCTCATCATCCACCGCGTCCGGTTCACGGCGTTCGCCGCGATGGTGACGTCTACGGCGTCGGCGTCGGTCGGCGGCGCGGCGACGGTAAAGCTGGTGAAGTTGCCGGACTGCGTGGCGTTGATGCGCTGCGGCGCGGCGGCGGCGCCCGCGAACCACAGCCGCTCGTCGTGGAAACAGATACAGGTCGGCCACCCGTTGACGTCGCTCCAGTCCGCCGGCGGGTTGGTGAAGGCGACAACGCTAAGCGTCCATACCGTGTGGCTGGTGCGCGTCAGCTTGCGCGGCGCGTAGCGCGGATGCACCAAAAACAGCGTGTCCGCGCTCTGCGTCCATTTCAGGTCCACCAGGTCGTCGGCGGTGTACGGCGTGGCAATCTCAACCGGCGTGCCGGCGGGCTGCTCGATGCGGCCACGGTTCATGTAGAACCGGGCCACAAGGTGCTCGAACGCCACGACGTATGATTGCTCCACGTTGAACTGGAACGGCGCCAGGCGCCCGCGCGTGGCTTGCGTCTTATTCGCGGCAATGAAGCGGAAGCCGGGCCGCCGCGTCGCCGGGCCTTGCACCAGCGGGACGAAGTTCCGCAGCACGCGACAGGCGGTGTAGTACCACTGCAAATCGGCGCGCGCGCCCAACAGCCCCGACACTTCGCCGCCGTTGAATCCTGCCAGCAATGGGGTTGCGCGCGGCATGGCCTAGAACCGCGACGCCAGGAATTCCGACGCCTCCAAGGTGTCGGCGTAGTCCTCCATTGCCGACATGGTGCGGGCGTTCGCCACCACGCGCTGATATTTGCGCTCCAGCTCGGCCATGAGGTCGGCGGCGCCCGTGATGCGCCGGCACGTCGCGGTCGCCAGGCGGAAGCTCACGGCGTCCACCAGGCTCGAATCCCACTGCCCGATATCCTGCAAGTCGGTGACGATGGTCACGCGCAACGGCGCGCCCGCGTCGGTGAGAATCTTCCGCCCCTGCACGGTGAACTCGGGCACGTCGGACGGCGTGCCGACGCGCCACACGCGCAAGCAATCCGCCGGCAAGGTGAATTGCCGGGCGAACTCGAACGGCGGCACGTCCACGTCGGCCGGCAACAGCATGCGGCGTAGCGCGCATTTCCAGCCATGCGCGCGCAGCTCGGCCTTGCGTACCCGTTCCCACTGCGCGCTCAAGGCGCGTTGCCGGCTGTTGTTCTCGTTTGGCTCGCTCAACAGGTCGCTACCAAGCTCGGTCAGCGCGCCGTTGTAGATGCTGAGTAGGTCGGCCATGGAAAGGTCGGCCGGCGCGGGGAGTAACGCGCCGGCCGGTCCCCCTAGTCGAGCACGTAAGGCTGATAGACCAGTATGCCGCCGGCACCGGGCAGGGCCGCCGCCGCGACGGTGCAGAACCACAGCTCATCGGCCGCCAGCGGCACGCCGATATTTGCCACGATGTCGTTGTACGTCGGCACGCCCGACGCGTTCATGATTCGCGCCGTGCCGTACTTGGCGACGGCGCCTGTGATGCCGAGCGACAGGTCGCCGCCGCGCCGAGCGCGCCAACGGGCAGGATCAGCCCGCCAGGCATCGGCGTCATTCCGGCGCGCATGGTGAAACACAACAGCCGGTCGGCGATCTGCGGCGCCGCCGCCCATGTGATGCGCGCCAGCATGGAACGGACGCGCCCGGCTTGCTGGTACGCCTTGAGCATTGCCGGCTGAGCGAGCGCGGCGTTTGTCGTGATGTCGGATTGGAAGTCAGGCATTGGCGATTCTCCTGCTGCGTTGCACAGGGCAACCGCGCTCGCGCGCGCCGCCCTCGATGGGCGGTCACGGCTCGGTGCAGAGGACTTCCCCTACGGACTTTTCCTGCATGCGCGTCGCGCCAAGGTCCATGGCGGCGTAGACCTGCGTGGCGTTGCGCTTGTCGCGGCGCGGCCCGACGTCGGTCACGATGTCGCGCGCGATGCCGAGCAACAGCCCCGACTTGCGCCAGAACGGACAGCGGCGCTCGGTCGCCACCTTCGGCAACCGCTCGGTACGAATGAACACGAAGCCCATGTACTTCGTGATCTTGCCTTCCATCAGGGCTTGGACTTCCACGAAGTCGGTGGATGTGGCCTTGGCGTCGTTCAACAGGTTGGAAACCTGCACGGCGCTACAAGCCATGTACCAAGTCTCGTCCTCGTCGTTCTCGTTCTTCGCCAGCATTTCCTTTGCGGCGATCATCTTGGCGACGGTCAGCCCCGACGCCGCCGCCGCAACGGTCATGGTGGCGTCGAACGGCACGCCTACGGAACCGTCCTCGCCCGTGTAGGCGGTGCCGAACGCGGCGCCGATGATTTCGTCGTCAATCGCCCGGTTGAGGGCTTTGCCCGACGCCTCGCTGTACGGGTTGCTGAAATCGGTCAGGCACCTGAGTTGGTCCTGTTGGTCGATCAAATCGGCGTCGTCGTAGCTGACGAGATTCAGCCGGCGGCGCCCGTGCGGCGTGTCGGTGATGACGGTATCGCCGTGCCGGGTCTGGGTCTTTTGCGCCACCCGGATTCCGATTTGGTCGAAATAGTGGGCTTTCCCCACCAGCCCCGATTCCACGCGCACGCAGTCGCGAAACCGGGACTTCTGCTGCTGTACCAGCCACTCCACGCCCGCGCGATAGCCTTGCACCATCGCCGTTGTGATCTGCTGCGACATGACGGCCTCTCCGAGTCCACGGCACGCGCCCTCGGGCGTCGTGCCTTGCGTTTCCGTTCGCTTGTGGGTGTCGGCGGCTGCCCGGCTAAGCCGGACCGTTCCTTGCGCGATGGGCTGCGCCGGGCCGGGTGCTTTGTCGCCCTGTCAAGCCGGACGCTCGCGCGCTACCCGGCGGCTGTCGTGGTCGGCGTCTACTCGCCGCGCCGCACTAGCTGGTCTTGCGGGTTAATCACTTCCAGCAAATGCAGGCGGCGGGAATTCAGCGCGCCATACTCCGGGTGCTGCTTGTTCCTGAGAATGGCAACCTTGGCTTGATCGGTGGTCATGGCGTTGTACTCGCGCTTCGCCGCGTCGGGCGTCAGCACGCCAAAGTCCGGCATGCGCGCGCCGTCGGGGAGCGCGCCGCGCTCTGCCACCATTTCGCCCACCTTCGCAAAGGCGCGGATCAGCGCCGGGTGATTGCCGAGCACGGAACCGTCGGCGAGCGCGATTTGCGCGACGCCCGCGTGCTGCTCGCCGAGCACCCAACGCCACACCTTGTCGGCGGTCTGTAATTTTTGGTCGTAGCCCAAGCCCCATTCGGTGCGTAGGTCGGCCTCGGCGGCGTCGTGCGTCTGTTTCTGCCGCGCCTGGAAGTCGCCCCACTCGGTCGCCTGGTTGTTGGCGTATGCGGTCAACAGCTCGTTGACCTGGCGATTGTTCAGCCCGGCCTTGTGCATCGCCCCGAGCATGCCGGCTTGAACCTTGTCCTGCCACGGCATGCCGGCCGGCGGCTTGAATCCGTTCAAGTCGTATTCTTCGGGCTTCGCCGGTCGCCCGAGCTTGGCGTACACCTTGTCCCAATCCTCGGGCGTGGCGTCCTTGCCGGGTAGCGGCACCTTGTCGGCGCCGATGACCTTCTGGACTTCGGCGTGCTCGCGCGCCAGGTCCTCCACGCCCTTCATGCGGCCGAATAGCGGGTTTGCTCGGTAGCCCTCGGGCAACCACGCCAGGTCGGCGCCATTCGCCGCCGCCGGGGGTGCGCCCGGCGACGGCGCCGCGCCGGGTGCTGCGGGTGCGCCCGGTGCGGGAGCTGGCGCGGCTGGTGCGGCTGGTGCTGCGCCTGGTGCTGGCCCGCCGCCGGCCTCGGCGGCGAACCTGAATAGGTCGCGCCTATGCGTCGTCATGTTCCACCATCGCCTCCGCGCTCATGGCGCGCTGAATCAGCACCCGCTCGGGGATGTACAGGTATCCGGCAATCCGCAAGATCACGCGGTGCATGCCGATTCTGATGTAGGTCTGCTGCATGCCGTCCGGCCCGAAGCTCGCCAGCTCGCGGCCCATGCCGGCGAACTGAATCAGGTCGTCCAGCACGCGCCCGCCGGCCTCGGTGCCGAACGCCGTCCCGTAGTCGTAGCGGTTCTGCCGGGCGCGGCTGCTGAGTCCGAGATTCATCACGCCGCCCTCTGCGGGAACGGCACCACGTTTCCGGCCGGGGCGCCTTCGCCTGGCACGATGCCGGCGGCCTTCGCCGCGCCGGCCATGTTCTGCGCCGCCTCGCCGCCAGTCGCGGCAATCTCGGCCATTTGCTGCGCCTGCTGCATCTGCTGCGCCTGCGCCTCGGCTTGCGCGCGCTGCTGCCGCATGGCGCCTACCGCCTTCGGGTCGCGGCGGATTTCCGCCGGCATGGCGAGGCGATCGGCAATTACCCGCGCCATGGCGTCAAAGTCCACGTTGTCCTTGACGCTCGGGTCAACCTGCATGATCGGTCCCATAAGCTCGTTGTACTGCGCGATGGCGCGGACGTCGGCGATGCGCTGGCCCTTGGCGGCGGCGCTCTCGTACTCGACTCGCACGTCCTGTCCGCGAAGCTGCGGCGGCGGCTCGCCAAACCATCCGTTGCGGAACATCACGCCGAAGGTGCGGTCAATCAGCGGGCCAAGAAATTCGAGCTGTAGCCGGTTGGTGAACGGCGCGAGCACGGTGTTGCGTTCTTCCTCAAGCGCCAGGATGTGCGTTGCCGGCATGCGCGGCTCGCGCGGCAGGCTGAGTAGATTCCGGTAGTAGGCGTCCGCGATGCGCGAGCGCACGCCCGCCATGAAGCTCTCGCCCAAGTCGAGCCGCACGCCGCTGTCCAGCGGGCGAACCGGCGAACCGGCGCCTTGCATGAACTCGCCGCGAACGTAGGTCAGTCCGCCGTTGACCAGCTTCACCGGGCCTAGCACGCCGTCGTCGGCGACTAGCAGCGACGGGTTAAGCGCCTTCTCCGCGCCGGAAATCTGCGCCTTCATGGCGCGTTGCAACATCTTCACGTCGGCCAGCGCCTTGACGCCCGGCCCGCGCCCGTAGACTTCGCCGGCCCGCGTCGCCCAACGCGGCGTCACGTAGGGGAATTCCGAGTAGCCGCGCCACTCCAGCATCACGGCGGGATCTTCAAGAATGAACGCCGACGCCCACGGCGCTTTTCCATTGATGACGCGCGGGCGCTCGCTCGGCTCCAGCTCGTCCGCCGGCCAAACGCAATGCCAAATCCCAAAGCCCTTGTCCATGTCGCCGTCGCTGATGCACTTCCGCACCACGTCGGGCACGGTGTCCGGCCAGCTCGCGGCGATCTGCCGCGCCGTCATGGATGGGTTGCGGTAGACGGTATCCACGGCGCCGTCGGCGTTCTCGGCCAGAAAGCACTCGGCCAGCGGGCGCGCCTGGTACACCGGGCGGCCCATGTTCTCGGCGATGTACAGGCAGCCCGTGCCGAAGTCGGTCACTTCGCCCAGCACGGCGTCGGCGACAACCGGGAAGCGCGCGCCGGGCCGCTCGAAATGCATCCGCATTTCTTCGGCGGCGTGCTCCAGCCACAGCGCCGAATCCCGGTCGCGGTTGCCGCCCTGCACGGCGAGCGAGAACCAACGCGTTCCCGGATTCATCAGCCGGCCGAACACGGCGGACACCAGCACGTCGGATGCGCTCTCGCCCGAGCTGTCGAGAATCGCCTGACGGTTCTTGGTGCCGGCGACGTCTTGCGCGCCCGTGCCGCCCGTCGCCTTCTGCGCGAGCGGCCGAATGAACATCCTGATTTCGTCCCAATGGGCATTGAACACGTTGCGCGCCGTCTGTAGCGCGCGCGCCCGGTGCAACAGCTCTTGCACCATGTCCTCGCGGCCTAGCCCCTTGCTGGCCTTCTTTTCCGGTTTGTAGTCGTCGTCCGCCACGGCGCGGTCAGCCGCCCATCAGCACGCGCCGCGCGATGGGCGCGGCGGACGTGTCGCCGAGCGCGCCCGACAAGATGGTGGATTGTCGCCCGGTGCGGCGGCGGACTTCGGCCTCGGCCTCGGCGCGCTTCGCCTCTACCGTCGGCGAGTCACGCGCCAGCACCGGCTCGGCGGCGACGGGGGCCACCTGGCCCGGCGGCGGCGGCGTGGGCGGCGGCGCGGGGATGATGACGGGCGGGGGCGGCGGCGGCGGCGAGCTGAACATTCCCCCCATGGTCGTTCCCCCCTAGAAGCGTCGGCACTAAGCCGGCGGCGCGTGCAAGCCATATGCTCGCGCCAGGCGGGTCGGGGGTGGCAACGGCGCTCAAGTACCCTTTCCGATTTCGTTCCCGGCGGCGCGCGCGTGCTAGTGCCGTGCGCGAGCATCCGAGCATGTGCGCTACCATCTTCCACGGCATGCCGGCGCGGCGCAGAATTTTTGCGGCGGCAAGGTCGAGCGGCAGGCGGGCCACGGCGGCTAATCCATTTCCGCGACGTCGGGCCGGTCGCGCTCGCGCTCCTTGCGGTCGCGGCCCATCACTTGGTCCAGCGCGCCGTCGCCGAGTTCCACGTACTGCGCGGCGTCGTGAACATGGCTGAACTGATTTTTTTCCGGCTCGTCGGCGTAGCGCTCGCCGCTCACATGCATGCGCCGATACCGATAGCCGCTGTTGAATCCCTTCCGCAGCACCTTGCACGTCGGCGACAGCAACAGCCCCGGCTTACCGTCAATCAGCCGCGTCAGGTTGTGGCGCATCGCCTCTAGCCGGGCCTCCATGCCGTTACCGCCGGGTGCCGGGCGCCAGCGAATTTTCGTCTTTACCCCGATGATCTGCGACCACGTGAGTTCGTCGTGGTCGCCTTTGAAGTGCGCCGACGGATCGCACCAGGCGGCTATTTCCATGTCGCGGTATTCGTCGCGCGCCAGAAGCCGGTTGATTTCGCGGGCGAAGCTCTCGGCGCCCATGTCGTGACACACCAGCTCGTCAAGGTAGCGGCGCTGCCCGTCCGGCATGGTCTGCGTCACGACAAGGGCCGGCGTGCGGCCGGCGTCGGCGCCGAGTTTCAGCGGCAAGCCGCGAACCGGCGTCAGCCTGTCGCCCGCCACGTGCAAGGCGTCGTTGTACTGCCCATAGACCGGCTTGCCCTCGCGCGAATACCCGAACTCGTTGCGGACCATGCGCCGCACGTACCACTCGTCTTTGCCGGCGCACTGATTCGCGTAGTAGCCGGGGACAAGGTTGGCGCGGTTCTCGGCTTGCGGTGACAGCCCGGAGGGCTGGCGGAAAAACGCCCAGCCCGGCGGCAGGTTCTCCACGAATAGGTCGTAAATCCATGAGTCGGTGTCGGGCGCGTTGCAGTCGAGCGAAACGCCGTACCAGCTCGGGCCGCCATCGGCCATGGCGGGATATCGCCCGGCGCGGCCGGTGCAGTAGTCGAGAACCGACTTGGGCAACAGGTCGGCCTCGGTCAAATAGAAGTGGGTTTCTTCAAAGCCGCGTAGCACGTCCTCGACTCTGTGCTCGCCGATGGCGACGAAGCGCACGCGCAGCTCCAGGCGCGTCTTGTCCGGCAGGTCCAGGCTTAGCTCATGCGTCGGCGGCACGTTCGCCGTCCAGCGCCCGAGCGTCGGCGGGAACCAATGCAACCACGTCGGAATCGTGGTGCTCCACAGGTTGGGATAGGAATCGCGAACCACGGTGAAGCCGTAGCGGCGCACGCCGTCGCGCGGGCTGGGGCGCTGCGCCATGCCCCGGTACACCGCGTCCACCAGCGCGGCCGACGTCTTGCCGCTGCCGATTGGTCCCATGATAAGGCGCACATTCGCGGCCGAGCGCATGAAGGCGAGGGCCACAGGGCCGGGCGCGCGATAGCCGGCTTGGAACGCGCCGACGGCGGACGTGCCGAGCGCGGCGGCCGGGCCAGCGGGCGGCGAGCTGGGCGGCGGGGTCGTGATTGTGGTTGACGGCACTGCATCGGCCACCTTCCCCCGCACCTGAAAAAATCCTGACGCACGAAAAAATGCGCGCCGCTGGGGGGCTGTGACCGGGCGCGCGAGGCTGGGGGGGCACCCCCACCTTTGGCCTAGGCGGATCGGCCTAGCTCGAACGGCCCGGCCTACGCCTCCTTGCCTACGCGCAACCGGCATGCCCGCCGCCGCACCGCGACGGGCAACCGCCCCTTACCCGGCTCGGCTTAGCGCCTCTCGCGCCATCCGTGCCGCCTTCGCTGCCGAGCGCTTGAGCGGCGGCTGTGTGTGCTCGGCGCAGTGGTCCGCCCATTTCAGGCACTCGCGCAACGCCGCCGCCAGCTCCTTCTCAAGCGCCGTCATGCTCGCATCGCCGCCTTGACTCGCTGCGCCGTGGCGAGCGCGACGCCGCCCGCCGCCGCCGCCTGCCGCAAGCTGGCACCCGACGCCAGCGCCGAGCGCACGGCGTCGCGGCCCGCCGCCTTCGGCCCGCCGCCCACCCGGCCCGCCGCCTTGGCCCGCGCCAGGCCAGCGCGCACGCGGTCGCGGATCATCGCCGCCTCGAACTCGGCGAATACGCCGAGCATCTGGAACATGGCGTTCCCGCTCGGCGTGCTGGTGTCGAGCGCTTGCCGATGCAAGTACAGGTCACAGCCGACGCCGCGCAGCTCGCCGAGCGAGCCGAGCAAGTCTTGGAGCGAACGGCCAAGCCGGTCCACGCTCCACGCCGCCAGCACGTCGAACTCGCGGCGCGCCGCGCCCTTCAAGGCGGCGTCCAGCGCCGGCCGCTTGTCGCGGCCCTTGGTGCCGCTCACGCCCTCGTCGCGGTACTCGGCCACTACCTGCCAGCCGGCGCGCTCGGCGTGCTGCCGCAGCTCGGCTAGCTGGTTCTCCACGGTCTGCCCGTCGGTGCTGACTCGGACGTAGATTGCAACGCGCTTCATGGTGCCCTCGGGATAGGTTAGTACCTGTCCCGTTTGTCCCATATCGCCGTATCGGAAACAAGTGTATTCGA